TCTTTATATATATAAGAATATATAATATATATATAGAAGAAAGATGGAACAATACCAAAAACTCTACCAATAACCAACTCTTGCTAAAATTGAAAAAACGAAAGGGGGGGGTTGTATCCATATATGGATATATGGATATATGCAAAATTTGCATACCTTGTCTAACCCATTGAAATCATTGATGAATTTGAATCGTTTAGACTAGATCTTAAAAACAACTCCTTGGGTAAGGGATTAGCATCTTGTTTAAACCGAAAAAAAGGCGGGGATTGAGTCCTGCTCAATTCACGTCCCGCCTTGAAAGGTTTACTTCTTTGCCATCTCAGCGTCAACTTCTGCCTTGGTCACTGAAATCTTTGCCGAGGCAATCTTCCGCTTGAAAATGGCCTGTCGGGCATTCCATCTTGCCAAGTATTTGGCATTCATTTCCCGAATGTGTTTGCCATACTCAGCATCCGTCATTTTGTTAGGCATCTGTATCACCTCCTTTCCTTTCATCCTTAATATAATGATAACACAAACCTGTCCAAATGTCAACGATTAAAAACCTCAATCATTTCACATGGTTAGACGTTTATACAGTAAAATCAATAGGTTACAGTCCAGAAAATTGGGGGGTGGGAAAATGAGGTTCCTCCTCTCTAAAATATCCGCTGGTTTTTCAAAAAGATCTAGATCTTGGTTGAAGCAACCAAAAAGGCCTAGATCTAGCAAATCGTGTTTGACATTTAACGTTTAATGTGTTATAATTGAGTCATATGGATAATACCTTGGTAGAAACAACCTATGAAGATCAACCGATTTTGGGACCTGACCGAACTCCACAGGCACTTTATAGGCATTCGGCTTTAACCAAATCTAAAGAGTATCAAATCTCGCATAAAGACTTTTTTGTCCTCTCCTTACACCTCTCAGGATCAACTGCTGAAGAAATTGCCGAACTTGCTGGATTTAGTTCACACTACACAGTTTATAGCATCTTAAGGAAGAAAGAAGTAATCTTAGTTCGTCAACAATTGCTTGAATCTTTAGAGTTAGAGTTTGAAGCACTTCAGAAGAAGATCTTTGGAGTAGTTAAGAGCAAACTAGATTCTGTAGATGAAAGAATTCAACTTGAAGCAGTTCAGATTTGGGCTAAATGGTTTGGTAAGTTTCTCCCTAAGGTTGATGAGAGTCGACTAACCGCAGAAGATGTGGTTAAGCAGATCTTAAACCAACAGATCAATGTGAGTGTAAATGTCACTAAGTAATGAAGCCCGAGCAATTCAATCCCTTTTTTACCTTCAAAACAAAGAAGGTGCTAAAGTTCCTTTTATCTTAAACTCTGCCCAAAGGTTTCTTGACGAAGAAGAAGTAGATAGAATAATAATTGCTAAGGCTAGACAGAAAGGTTTCTCCTCAGGTATACTAGCCAAGTTTGTAGTAAGATGCTTAGGGAAGGATGGAACACACGCCGCTATAATGTCCCATGAAGCAGGGTCGACTCAAAGGCTATTAGATAAGGTTCAGTACTATCTCAAGCATATGAGAGGTCCAAAACCAGTATTTGGGAGAAACTCAAGAAATGAGTTGTACTTCCCCAAGACTGAATCAACCTTCTATATTGGAACTGCTGGAGCGAAGACATTCGGTCGAGGTGACTGGATTACAGATCTTCATTGCAGTGAGTATGCCTTTTGGGAAGATGCAGTAAGGCACCAAGCAGGAGTTTTCCAGGCAGTACCTAAGACAGGCAGGATAATTCTTGAGTCAACAGGTAATGGTCGAAACAATGACTTTTATTATGTCTGGAAGCATGCCGAAGATATGGGCTACAAGAGATTGTTTTACCCATGGTATTCAGATGATGAGTATTCTGAATCTTGCACTGGTTGGAAACCAGATACTCCGAAATATAATGGTTATTTACTTGATCTGAAGAATAAGCATAAGTTGACGGATCAACAGATGAAATGGTATGAGACTAAGTTTAGAAGTTTAAGGGAAGACTTAAAAATGATGCAAAGTGAATACCCCTCTGAACCAGAGGAGTCTTTTCAAGCAACAGGAGGTGCCTTATTCAACGTAGAAGAGTCATTTTCTAGTCTATGGAATACAGAACGCCTTGAAGGATACTTTGTTAATCGTCTAAAAGGACATCCTGTTCCTGGTTGGCAATACGTTATAGGTTGCGACCCTTCTGGTGGAACAGGTAACGATGATATGGCAATTCAGATCTTCTGTTGCCAAACAGGTGAACAGGTTCTTGAACTTTTTAATCCTCACATAAATCCGATTGAATGTGGCCGCCTTTTAGTTCAACTAGGCAATCTTTACAACAAAGCCTTTATTATAACCGAAGGGAACAACCACGGTGCAGCAGTAATTCCTTGGTTGAAGGAAAACTATGACAGACAGCAAATCTTTAAGAGTAAATTTGCTACTCAAGCATCTCCAGCAAAATATGGATGGTGGAATAGCAATACTTCAAAGCATGCCTTGATTGGTCTTATCTTAGAGGAAATTCCCCAAACTATTTTTTATGGGCGTCAAACTGTAGATGAGATTAACTCCTTCGAAGAAACTCCTACAGGTAAACTAGAAGGGAAGTCAGACAACTGCGTAATCGCTTCGGGACTTGCCATGATGGGACTCAAAAAATATCAGTACTTAAGAGGGACACATATTCCTAAGCCTGTGATTGAGAGGCCTAAGCCTAATTACCTGACTTACACGCTGGATGAAGTCCTAGAAAACATAGGCAAAAGAAAGCGTGGTTCTAGTTATTTTCCAAATCAAGTAGGAATAGGTTACAGTTAATGGAGACTAAGATGAAACGAACTATTTGGGATGGACTTGTTGGAGTTTTAATTGCTGCTCTTCTTGGATGGGGGGTATGGACTACTTGCCAAATCTTTGCACAGGAAAAAGATCAAGCAGTTAATAAAGAGAACAGCACAGCAATACGTAAATCAGTAGAGGAAGTCAAAGTAGAAGTTAAGGATTTAAAAGCAGAAGTTAAGTCTGACCTTGAAAAGTTAAAAGATAAGGTTGATTCTAACCAAGCCAAGGTAATAGAAATATTACTTGACATCAAGAAAGATACGAAAAGCAAAAAATGAGTAAGTACTTTTCAGAAGATGAACTCCGATGCAAATGTGGCTGTAACCAATGCCTGATGGATTCAGACTTCTTGAACCTGATGGACCAGATAAGGGAAGATGTTGGTGAACCCTTAGGGGCAGTATCTGGATATAGATGTTCTGAACATGATAAAAAAATTAATGGGGATGATAACCATCCTCAAGGGAAGGCAGTTGATCTAGCCGCGCCTGTGTCGAGGATAAGATTTAAGATTATCAACTCTGCTATTAAGAGGGGTGTTAAAAGGATTGGTGTTGCTAAAACCTTTATCCATCTTGATACAGTGGATGAACATCCACAAGAAGTTATTTGGCTTTATTAGATGAAAGGAGGTGAAGTAGAATGAATCCTAAAATCATTAACATCATTACCAATGTAATTGCTATATTGCTAACAATTCTGGAACCCATGAGGGCATATCTCTCATCTCAACCCTTTAACTGGACGACTTTTGCTGTTTGCATAGGTGGAGCAATCATCGGATACTTTACCAGCAAAAGCACATTGTCCATAAAGTAGGAAGGGGATTTGTGGGAACAGTAGGAGCAATAGCAGGAATCATCAATACAGGGTTGTCTATGATTGATAAGCACATAGATGACCCCAAAAGGAGACTTGCTGCGAGGCAAGACTACATTGATGCCTTGAAGAAACAGGTTGAGGAGATTTTAAATGCCAAAGGTATGGAAGAACTTGACCAGTTACTTCTTGATTTTATCTCTGCTGTTCATTCTTTGTAGTGGATGTGCAGTAACTAAGCCTGAGGTAATTTATCAAGGAGTTCCTGAAGGTTATGTCTCAATTAAAAAGGAGACTCTTAACAAGATTCTAAGTGAGTTAGTTTGGCAGAAGCAGCAACTCATAGAATGCCTTGAACGGGAAAGAAAGTAGGCGATGGCAAGCATTTTGATCTTATCTAAGAATGGCGATGCAGTTCCTATAGGTTTAAGACTTATGCAAGAAGGACACATCGTAAAGTTTTATATCAAAGAGCCAAAGGCAAAGCCTTCTCTTCAGGGGTATAAAAATCCAAGTCAAGTCAACGATCCGAAGAAGATGCTTGACCAATTTGATCTTGTCCTTTCAGATATGGCAGGTCTTGGACCTTTGTGTGATGAGTTAAAGGAGAAGGGTAAGTTAGTCTTAGGAGGAGGTATTTTTAACGACAAGTTAGAACTTGACCGTGAATACGGCCAAAAGGTTTGTAAGTCCCTGTTAAAGGTTAATACACCTAAATCTAAGACTTTAGACACCGAAAAGGAAGTTATAGATTACCTTGAAAGTACTACCAAACCACAGGTAATCAAGCCTTTAGGAAATGCCCCTGTTTATCTGACCTTGGTGTCAAGTGACTCAGAGAATAGAACTTTAAAAAGTTTTCTTAAGGAAAGGGGTAAAGAGTTAACTCCCTGCCTAGTCCAAGAGCAAGTTGATGGAATTGAAATTTCAACAGAAGGTTGGTTCAACGGTTATGAATGGGTTAAACCTTTTAACCATACCTTTGAGAAGAAAAAGTTTATGGAAGAAGATAAAGGACCTAATACAGGTTGTATGGGTAACCTAGTATTCTTAACCGAAGGGGATAAGTTAACTGAGTCCTTGTTAATCCCCTTGACCGACCTGTTAAAAAAAGTTGGCTTCGTAGGACCTTTAGACGTCAACTGCATCGTGAATCAAGACGAGGCTTACTTTTTAGAGTTTACTCCAAGATTTGGGTATGATGCCATTCAAGCCTTGAGTGAACTTTTAAAAGGGTCTTTATTTGACTTTCTTTATAATGTTGCTACAAGGCAAGGAAAGGAAGTATCTTATCATAAAGAGTTTGGAATAGCAGTTCGTCTTTCAGTTCAACCTTATCCTAGCAAGATGGATTGTGAAGAGTTGAAAGGTCTTCAATTTCTGCAGGTACCAGATGAAGCCAAAAAGCACTTCTGGTTTTCAGATGTGATGCTGAACAAGGAGCAGGATGAAGTCTGCGCTGGGGTAGATGGTGTTCTTGGATGCGCTACAGCCCGGGGTGAAACAGTTAGGGAGTGTAAGCGGCGGGTTTATCGGACAACTCAAAATATTGTAATCCATCCAGACGTGCAATACCGTCGGGATATTGGTGATGGTGTAGAGCAAGAAATGTCTAAACTGAAGGAGCAGGGGTGGATAGAATGAAAAGAGTTCCGTTTACCTCCTTTCTCTTTCATTTGACTACCCTTGTTCCTATTTAAGGCTGAAAAATGCCAGAAGAAGTTCAAGAGGAAAGGAAACAGTCTTTGGTTGAAAGTATATTAGGTGCTTTGGGTCCATCAGAGGCCCAGGCATCACCTTATGGTAAGATTGGCAAAGGATTTGTCAAGGCTATAAAAAGGCCTTCTAGTTCAACTGCTGAAGTTTTAAAAGGTAAGCCTTTATGGGACAAGACCATAAAGGACGTAGTTAAAGGAAAAGGCGATTGGAGATACATCCAGTTTACAGATGGAACTGAACGAGCCATAACCAAAGACGTTGCAAGGGAAATTGTTCAAGAGGTTGGAACTTTAGGTAAGATGACTGAACTTGCTGGGAAAGAAGGACCTAGTAAACTTGAACAGGCGGCAAGGTCTTTAGATTGGCATAAACAAAGGCAGGCTCTTTTTACTACTAAGAAAATCCAGGAGGAGTGGTTAAAGGTTAAGCAAGGCCATACCAAATCAATGGGAATGGAACCTACTCCTTATGTCTATGTAGATTCGGAGAAAATCTTCTTACCTAAGGAGTATGCGGAGATTCTTGAGGCATCAGGTGCTGTTAAGATAAAGAAAGGTAAGTAATGCCAACCAAGAAAAAGAAAGATGAATTTGTAAGCCAATGGCAAGACCGAGTTAAGGCAGGTCAGGACTACCGGAAGAGGTTCTCAACCTTCGATAAGTGGTCCTCTTACCGCAAGATGTACCGTGGTCAATGGGACGAAGGCATTGTTCCTGTTAACCGCATCTTCAGTTATGGTCGATCCTTGATTCCTAGGGTCTATTTTAGATCCCCAAGAGTTTCAATTACTGCGACAAGACCTGACCTTATATGGCATGCAAAGGTTGTAGAAGCGATAGACAATCAGTTGATTCGAGAAACTTTATTAAAACAGACATTGAAAAAGTCTAGTCTAGATGCCTATCTGTGTGGGACTGGTCCAATAAAGATTGGTTATGACTCTCAGTATGGATACATCCCCGAACAGGCCATTTCAGAGGATGGTTCCACAATAACTCAGGTAGGAAGAAAAGAAGGGGATAAGATTGAATACCAACTAGGAGTCAAGCCTGGAATGCCTTGGGCCTTACGGGTTATGCCTGAAGATATCGTCGTCCCTTGGGGTTCTTGTGATATGGATAGTTTGCCTTGGATTGCTCACTATATCTTAAGGCCTCTTGAAGATGTTCAGGAAGACCAGAAGTATAACAAAGAAA